GGGGCTGTAGTGAAATCGCCTTCGACAATCTGCCAGTGTTTCACTTTGTGCAGAGATTCGCTCATCGTGCGACGGCTGTTGTTCCAATTCTGCGCCATAATTTCAGTGACGGTCATTTGCTTGTAGCCGAACGCTGCTTTGCTTACGCAATGCAGGATTTGCAAGAAGTCAGCAGACTTCTCGCCCTTGGTCAGTGGCGGCAAGGCATCAACTTCGGCTTGGGTGGCATCGTTGATAAGCCATTTCCAAACCTCAACAACTTTTGGGTCACGCTCCACAAGGATGACTTGCTTCTTCCAGTTTTCACCGTGCATTGCGTAGGCTGCTGAACCGGCGAACGGCTCAACAATGGTGTCGAACGCTGGCTCTGGGTACCATTTGGCCAGTCGCTTCTTTCGCCCGTAGTAGTAGAACATTAGAAATCCGTGTCCTCTCGGCCCATTTCGATGACTGCCGTGCTGTGGCCGAGGTCGAAGTACAGGCCCCACCTGCCGTCGAAGCGTTGGATGCTGAATCCAAAGATTGGGTTGTAGTTGCGAAGTTTGTAGACCTTCATTGGTTTCCTGTCTGCTCTGGCTCGGTCAGTGGTGCGCCGAGAAGATAGTGAGAGATTTCAGCATCGGTGTACGGTGGCTTGGTAGCACACCAACACGGCTTGTACTCGTGGTAGCGACCTGCTCGGACAATAACGGTTGTGTGGGCGCAGTGCATTTCACCTCCAAAGCGGTTGGAGTACACAACCTACTATTGGTTTAGGGAATTTAACAAACGGCGTAGAGCCTTGACCTCAAACTTGACCATTGCCTTCTGCCTCTTTAGGTAGGCCAACTCAACTTCTTTGTGGCGCAGTTGCTCTCTGATGCGTGTTTCTTCTTCGCTATCCACGGCTTGTCCCTTCAGTGAAATCGAAATTGGGCGACCCGTGGGCAAAGTAGTTCACGCTGGTGATGACGCTAGTTCCCTGTAGTTGATTCAGGATTTTGGCGCAGAACTTCTTGGTCTTGCGTGGCAGACGCTTGGTGCCGACGATGGTGTAATGCTTGCCGTTGGGCATAATGGCCCACCTGCCACGGAAGCCCCTCACTGTCGCTTCATCCAAATGTCGAAGACAGCAATGGCAAGGATGATTCCAGCAAACATCCCCAAGAAGTAATTGCTCATCGGTTTGCCTCGGCTTGGAAGAAGTGTGCGACTTCCTCTGGGTGCTTGCCTGACCATTCAGGCCGGGTGCTGATATAGCCACACACCCTCAGGAACAACGACTTCCAATACTCGGCTTCGCTGCCGTCAGACTTTCTTACCTGTGATTTCCAATACTGCTCAGTGGAGTGGGTTGGCTGGGTCACGGCTTTTCACCTAACCGTGTGATTTCTTGGTTGATGTAGAACACGGCCTTCTTCAAGTCCTCAATGGTCTTTTCACCATTGCCAGCATCCTTCAGTCCGGCTCGCCACAGGTACTTGATGGCGTTGCCGACGCAGAAGTTCCGGTGCTGGGTGATTTGGATGCACTCCACCCCGGATGGGTCGCTCGTGTAGTGCGGGGGATGGTTGACCATATCTGCCTGCTTAGGCATTAGATTCCACCTGTTCCCATCTGAGTAGACGCTTTGGGTCGTACTTCTTTGGTGTTTGCACTAATCCGCACTTCGTGCAATTTCGCACGGGGAGTTCGTTGGTCACAAACTTGTATCTCCACTTGTGGGTTTTGGAACAGGTCATAACCGCACTATAGGAGTTCAGTCATCGGATGTCAAGAACTGCACCGTGGGGATTCCAGCATTGGTGGCCTGTCGCTTCATATCTGCTGTTCCTGCGCCACCGTTGAAGATGACGAGCAAGTCAAGGCCGGAGTGAACCATTTCAGTATTGCGAATTGGGCCAGCCTTACGCCCGTGCGATGACCACGCTGCTGGGTGTGCTTCGGTTTTCACCCCAAGGTACTTGGCGCACTGAGCAGCAATCCTGTCTACGCCATTTCCGTCGCCGTGAACGAGGACATCATCGCTTTTCAGCAACTCACGGAGTACTTGGTCAATGAATTGGTAGTCGTAGTTGTCCCGACCACCGGTCACGCCTACTCGTCTTGCCATTATTCCTCGCTGGAACTTGACGAATCATCTTCGACTGGCGCACTTTCAATGACCCGAACGTCGAACGAGCCAACCCAGCACGACTTCCGGCTGCGCTCCCAGCGAACCTCATACGGGTAAGCCGTGACGTAGGTGGAAACGTTGACGATGTGTCCACGAGTTCCTTGGTTAATGAGGTGTTCCCCCAGTGGCTCCCTGATGTTCTCGTTGGCCTCTACATAGTCACCGATATTCATTGGTTTCCTCCATCGTTGGTGATTTCACTACAGGTTTCCTCCCGCCCATACAGCCAGCAAGTTTGTGCTGATGGCAATAAGGCGTGGGGCGTAGGGCGTGGCAGCCCTCAGTATTTGTTGGCAAGTTCCCTCGTCAGTCGCTCGTTCTCTCGTTCCAAAGCCTCGTTGCGCTGACGCAAAGCGATGTTGTCGCTGACCAGTGCTTCAAGTTGTGCGTCGGTGAAATCTTCTCTACTCACGGTTGCCCTTCAACTGCTCGGTCACGAAGTCGTGCAGGTCGGCCAACACTTCACCAGTTGAGGGGAGTTTGCGACGGTAGCCATCCAGCATCAGTTCCCGGATGCGCTTTTGGACTTCCTTCAGTCGCTCGTCTTGGTCGTATTCACCACTGAGCAGGCGCATCGTTTCCTTGACGAGGTGCAGGTCTGCGGCAAAGTCTTCCGGCTGCTGGCTCTCGCTGACAATTTCGCTTGATTCCAACGCTGCTCGCACCACGAATTCTTCGACGGTTTCACCACTGAGTTCGGCTGCCAGTTTGACGGCATCCAATTCTTCTGTGGTGAGCAGCACGGTCATCTCGGTCTTGGTTGGGTCAATCTGCACGATTTCACTGAGCATCTTGGCTACCGAGAAGTGCCAGTTCTTGAAGTCCTTAGGCATTTTCGTCTCCTTGTAGGTCATCAACGGTGAAACTGATGATGGCGTTGAGTTTTCCTTCTTCCAACTTGTCCTGCACCATTTGCTTGAACCGGTTGGAGTTGTTGCGATGCGACGCATCTATTTCAGCGTAAGCGTCTAAGTGGACACGCAGGCGTTCGACGCTGCGCTCGGCGTATTCTTCCAGCGACACTTCGTTCTGCACCATTTGGCGCATTAGTTCTGCTTCTTGGTACGCCAGCGTTTTGCTGATGTGTTCTTTCTCTACCTTGCAGCGAGTTTCCAGCATCTGGTCAACTCGTGCCGTGAGGTAGCCAAGGAGTTTGGCTGCTTCCCAAACCTCTTTGAGCAGTGCTTCGCTAGGGATTTCGTATCCATCCACGCTTTACACCATACTGAAAGGCTAAGCCCCAGTCAAGTGTCCTTGCGCCACGCTCGCATATTCTTGTGGTTGAGGGTGGCGTAGACGATGCAGCCGGGCAGGAAGCCCCACTGCCGAGTGGTGATGGCGTAAGTCACCCAGACGGCGTTGTAGCCCTGATAGCAGAGCCAACCCCACCAAAACTTTCTACCAACGAGGTAGGTGCAGGTCAGTCCGAGGCCGTCCAAGCACCACGACCACCATTGGGTCATCTCAACGGGCGAATGGAGAGTTGTCTTGGTGATAAGAACCGTTGATTTTAGAATCCGCCTGCTTCGTCAACAGCAGCGTAATGGCTGTACGCTGCGGCGTCGCTAATGTCGCCTCTAAGGTCGTTCATTTCGTCGGGCGAGACGGTTCCACCACTTGCCACCCTGTCGGCAAGAGCCGTTGCTTTGTCGGCAACATCACGGTTAGTGTCAACGGCCCCTTCAACGTAAACTCGCCTGCCTGAATCCTCACTGGGGTCGCCTTGGTAAACCTCGTCGTTGCTTTCGTGGGTGCCAGCAATTTTATTGTGCAGGTCTGCTACGGCTCGCAAGTGTTCTTCGGTTGGTTGGATTTCACCAGCGTGGTCTTCCGACCACTCGGCTGCTTTGCTGGCTTCGTGATTGTTGCTACTCCAACTCTCCAAGGCGTGTTCTTTGGCTACGTCGGCAGCACGTTTGGCGTAATCATCTTTGCCCATCAGTTGCTGCACCTTGTCAATTTCAGCATCAAGGCGTTGGGCTTCCATCTCGGCGTGTAGGCCCTCTTTAACATTGCCGCTTGCATAGAGCGCAGCAGCACGGCTGTGCCAATCGGCAGAACTTTGGTGTTGCCCGGCCAGTGGGCCACCTTCACGAGCCTTCGCACTGTGGAAGTTTGCTTGGCTTTGGTGGAAATCTATTTTCCCACCCCCGGTGTATTGGTTTCCCAGAAATGGGTGGCCCGGTTGTGCGCCCGAACCCGGCCCGCCCTTGGAAACGGGGTAGTTTGATGCTGATTTCAGTAGAGCAGCCGTATGAAAATTGTCGCTTTTAGCAACCGGCTTTCCACCAACAGTCCAAGTCGTTCCTCCAACGTTGACGGAACTTGCAGGTGTTTGGTTTGGAGAACTTGGCGTTTCTTCTTCAGGCCCTGCGGTGACACCTAAACGTCCATTGCTAAGTTCATTCGCAGCCTTGGATGCAGCGATAGCGTCGGCTTCGCTGCCTTTACCGTTTGCAACGTCTTGCCAAGCCCTTGCAGCAGCGTAATGCTTTTCAGCAATGGAGTAGTTTTCATTCCCGCCCTTATCGGCAGCAAAGTCACCGGTTTGCGTGTGGTCACGAGCAAAATCTGATGCTTCGCCACTCGTGTACTGATTCCCGCGAAAAGGGTGTCCTGCTTCATCACCCTTGGACACAGGGTAATTGCTAACAGATTTCAGCAATTCTTTGGAATGAAAAGGATTGGTAGACACAGGGGAACCTCCTGCGTAGATGCTACTACGACTTGCTCAATCTGCTTCCCTCAAAAGTGCTGTTAACGGCAGGCCGAGCCGGTGCAGAGCCTCATCTGGCACGAGGGTGTCTGATGCCCACGATTGGTAAATGCTCTCCGGGACAGAAAATCCGTATTCGCCAATCTTGAACTTCGATTTGGATTCCTTTGGGTTGGTGGAATCCTTGCCTGCACGGAGTTCGGCAACATCTTCTTGGTCGAAGCCGGAACCTTCCAAACTGTCCAACTTCGCCAGCGATTTCACTAGCAGGTCATTGTCGTAGGTTGCCTTGTCGGAGATTCTGTTGTCAGCCACGACGATTTTGGTTGCTGCGACTTCATCTACATCTACCCACACCACGGCGATTTCCTTCCAACCGAGTGCTGATGCTGCTGCTGCCGTATGGTTGCCCTTCAGGATTTGGTTAGTGCGCCGGTTCACCACGATGGGCCGGTACTGGCCGAGGACGCGCAAACTTTCGCTGATGGCCCCGATGTCCCCTTCTCGTGGGTTGCCGGGGAAGCGACGGAGTTCGGACAGTGGCACGAGTTCGGTTTCCACCATCGTGACCTTCTGCTCATCTTCGACGGCAGACTTCTTCTCTTTCACCACTCGAACTTTTGGAACCTCTGGCAGGTCAAGCCGGTTTTTGAGTTCCCGGTTGATGGATGCTTTCTTGTCGCCCACCTCATCCCTAACGCTGGCAAGCCAAAGGTCGTGGAGCGTTGGGTCAAGTTGCCCGTAGAAATCACCAAGTTGGATTTTGACTGGTGGGTTCAGGTT